CGCTCTCTCACACGCACGGCTTGGCCGGTCGAGGTCAGCCAAAGTTAACCAAATTGCAGTTAACTTCTGCCGAACTTTGTCACGCCTACATCAATGTCGTAATGCAAGCGACCGGGCAGGTGCGCCTGTTCGATAATGAGATCTCACACGCCACGCGGCTGGCGAGCGCTGGGTTCACTGCGGCTGATGTAAAGGCAGCAACCCTCAACACCTGCGATGCTGCGCTTGAGCGCAGGGCAGGGGTGCCTTCGCTCTACGATGTAGCAGAGGGGATGCTATGATGTACTGCGCAGCAAATGTTGGTTTGTCGAACTACACCGCAGCCGCCAGCGGCGATACCCGGCCACAGCAAAAGCGACCCCTTGCCCCCCGCCCCTCCTCTTTACCTATAGGGGGTGTCGCACAAAATTTTCGCCCAAAACCCTGCCGCGACTGCGACAACGGCTTTATCCGCGAGCCGGACGGCTATGGTTGCGTCCAGTGGACTTCGTGCTATTCTTGTGGTGGAACAGGAGAGGCCGATGATATATGAGGGCGATGGATCGTTTGAACGTAAGCTGGCGAACAACCAATGCCCACGCTGTCGCAGCTTGATCGAGTTACGGCGCGATGATAAGCACAAGCGAGAGTATCAATGCACCGCTTGCAACTTAAAAATTATTGACGTTAAAGGGGATACCGAAGGATGAACAGATACGAATTATTAGACGCCGCCAAGGCCACTGTCGCTGATCGTGGCGAGGATTACGGCAGCATATGGGAAAACCACGAGCGCATCGCTATTATTTGGACGGCGCTTATTGGCATACAGATTGAGCCGGAACACGTTGCTATGATGATGGCGGGTGTAAAGTTGGCTAGGTTAGCGGCCACGCCGGATCATCAGGATAGCTGGGTGGATCTGGCTGGGTATGCCGCAACTGGATCGGAGTGTTTGCATGTCAGACAAAACAACGCCAACGATTAGGCAGCAGCGAGCGGCGCTGGCCTCATCCGATGAGGCTCGGCGCGAGGCGGTGGTGCAGGAGTTAGAGGCTATTGGCGCTGGTGAGGCGACTGACGTTATCCAGTGGGATGATATGGGGCGGGTCACGTTGACGCCCAGCGATCAATTGTCTGAGCGAGCCAAGCGGGCGATTAAGAAGGTCAAGGTGACGCCCAATCAGTTTGGCAATCAGATCGAGGTTGAGATGCACGACAAATTGTCTGCCTTGAGGCTATTGGCGAAGCATCGCGGGTTGTTAGAGCCTAATGCGAATGATCAGAAGCCGAGCATGATTGGTATTAACATCACTGGGCCAACGGCGAAGATTGTCGAGATTGATGGTGACGATGGGTAAAGTTATCGACATGAAGGACTATATTAGCGTCAGGTTTTTTAAGCACGATATTTTATGTGGGTATTGTAATCAGTTGACTAGGGGTCGGGTATATGATGGCGGTGAGGCTATTGTTTGCACGGTGTGCAGCGGGCCTATGCTTGAGTTGACTAGTGATGAGTATTGCGGAGAAACCACTATTATTTTTGACCCAGAGGATTATGATGGCGCGAGCTAGAGCAGCAACAGACAGATCACCCCGGCGCAGGAAGCAGCCAACCACTGAGGCTTTGGCGGGGTTGAATTTAGATTTTTCGGAAAGTCCGACCGTATGGGAATTTTTGCAAGACGACAGCTTCGTGCGTGGATTGATGGGGCCAGTGGGGTCTGGCAAGACATTCGGTTCGTTAGCGGAAGTGATGTTGCGGGCTGTGAAACAGGAACCATCGCCGATAGATGGGATCAGATATACCAGATTTGCAGTAATCCGAAACAGCTACCCGGAACTGCGCACGACCACGATCAAGACGTGGCAAGAGTTATTCCCTGAGAATGTTTGGGGGCCGATGCGCTGGTCGCCGCCGATCACCCATCACATCAAGCTGCCGCCGCGTGATGGCGCGGCTGGGCTTGATTGTGAGGTGATTTTCTTGGCGTTGGATCAGCCGCGTGACGTGCGAAAGCTGTTGTCGCTTGAATTGACCGGCGGCTTTATTGACGAGGCGCGTGAGTTGCCTAAAGCGGTGGTTGACGGTTTAACGTCGCGTGTCGGCCGTTTTCCGACTAGGGCGAATGGCGGTTGCACTTGGCGCGGCGTGTGGATGAGTACCAACCCAATGGATAGTGACCACTGGTGGCATCAGTTGGCTGAGAAAAATCCTATTCGCGGAAAGTACCCTTGGAAGTTTTACAAGCAGCCCGGCGGCGTTATTGAGGCAACCAAAGAACACGAGGACGCTATATTCTCTGCTGATAAATACTGGATCAATAACCCAGCGGCTGAGAACGTAAATAATTTGCCGCCCGGCTATTACGAGCAGCAGTTAGCGGGCAAGACCATTGACTGGATACAATGCTATGCCGGGGCTAAGTATGTTTATGTGCAGGACGGCAAGCCGGTCTGGCACGAGTTCGTTGATAGTATGATGTCGGCTGACGTGCATATCGAGGAAGGTTGGCCGGTGCATATCGGGCTTGACTTTGGTTTGACCCCTGCGGCTGTCTTTGGGCAGAAGATGCAGAATGGGCGGTGGCACGTTGTGCATGAGCTAGTTGCCTTTGATATGGGGCTGGAGCGGTTTTGCCATCACTTGCTGGCTGACATACAGCAGCACTTTCCAAAGTCGGACGTGTTGATCTGGGGTGACCCGGCGGGCGTCAAGCGTGACGAGATATTTGAGGTCACGGCGTTTGAGCATTTGCGCACGATGGGGCTTCACGCTAGGCCGACCAGCACCAACGATTTTATGGTTCGGCGTGAGGCTGGGGCTATGCCGATGAATAGGTTGATTGACGGCAAGCCCGGTCTGTTGGTTAATCGTTCTTGCGCCAAGGTGCGTAAGTCATTGGCTGGCGGGTATCATTTCAAGCGTATGGCTGTCGGATCTGGGCAGGAACGGTTCCGCGATGTGGCTAATAAAAACCAGCACTCGCACGTTGGTGACGCATTTGGCTATCTAATGCTTGGGGCTGGCGAGGTGCGGAACATTACGCGCAACAGCCAGTTCAGCAAGCAGTTTAAGCAGGCCACAGCCAATATGGATTTTAGTATTTTCTAATGTGGCAAAAGGAAATAACAAACAACCGCCAGATCCAGATTGTGCCGTTTCACTGGGCGCATCCCTACGCGGCTGATTTGCGAGAACACGACAAGAAGGTTTTTGAGCATATTCCTAATTATCAGGATATGCTCAAGGCGTTCCAAGCCGAGGGTGATGCGGTGACTGCAATGTGGCGCGGTAGAATTGTGGCTTGCTTGGGCTGCAATATTATGTGGCCGGGAACAGCCGAGGCGTGGATGATAACATCTATAGAATTTCCTAATATTTCTGTTACAGTGACGAGGGCTGCTATTAGATACTTTGATAAGATTTCTACAATTCATAATTTAAAAAGATTACAGATCACGGTTGATATGGAAAACGAGCTTGCGATGCGGTGGGCAAAGATGTTAAAATTCACGCCAGAGGGCGTTCTGCGAAAATATGGGCCGGGCGGTTTTGATTACACAATGTTTGCAAGGATATATTGATGAGTGGTCTTTTTAAAACTCCAAAGATGCCAGCGCCAGAAGAGGTTGCCCCAGAGGTGACTGCTGCGCAAAAGCGTCAAGAAGAGCGCCTCGAAGCTCAAGAAGAAAGCCAAGCCCGGCAAATAGCTGCTCGGCGCAGGGCTAGACAGCGTGGCGGCGGTCGCATGTTGATGGCAAGTATTCGCGGCGGCACAGCCGATGATGAAACAACTTTAGGATAGTATTATGGGTTCAGCGGGAAAAATGATGACGAAGATTGCCAAATCATCAGGCGCCTTAGCAGAAAAGACGTTATCATCTAAAGAAAATAAATTTGCTCAAGTTATGGTCAAAGCTGGCGCAGAGCTAGAGGCTGGTCGTGATCCAACAGATAAAGCAAAGTCTGCTGCGACTATGAAAGAACGAGCCGATGCTGCGCGTAGGCGTGTCCGCAGAGCGAGTCGCCGTGGGCTGATGATGGCTGGTAGTCTAGGCGGCGGTGGTCAAGAAGAAGAAACCAAAACAACATTAGGAGCGTAGTTATGCCGAAGAAAAAAGGTAAGGGTTACGGTAAGTAATGGAAAAGAAAAAAGAGGTTTGGGATAAGAAACGCCCAAAGGGTTTGGGCAAGCCAAAGGGTTTGACCACAGCGCAAAAGCGCAAAGCTATGCGGGCGGCAGCAAAGGCTGGTCGTCCATATCCTAACCTTGTCGATAACATGAGGGCGGCGCGTGGCTAGATCACCGGCTTGGACACGCAAGGCGGGTAAGAATCCAGAGGGCGGTCTAAATGAGGCCGGTCGCCGTTCTGCCAAAGCGCAGGGCATGAACCTAAAGCGCCCAGTTAAGTCTGGTGACAATCCGCGCCGCGCATCTTTCTTAGCAAGGATGGGTGGTATGCCGGGGCCAGAATATAAAAACGGCGAACCAACGCGCCTGCTCTTGTCGCTTCGCGCTTGGGGCGCAAGCTCCAAGGCAGACGCCAAGAAAAAAGCGGCAGCCATAAGTAAAAGGAATAAAGCCAGTGCGTAGTGTTGAGGAAATCCTAAAGCGTCACGATATTGCGCAGCGCCGCAAAGACAATTGGCGGCAGATTTACGAAGATTGTTATGAATTCGGTTTGCCGCAGCGCAATCTGTACGATGGCTATTACGAGGGCGGTGGCTCTCCGGGGCAAAACAAAATGGCTCGCGTGTTCGATAGCACGGCTATTAATGCGACACAGCGGTTTGCCAACCGCATCCAGTCTGGGTTATTCCCGCCTTATGCGCCGTGGTGCCGCTTAGAGCCGGGGCCAGAAATCCCAGAAGAGCGTAAGATTGAAGCGCAAATGGCGCTGGATATGTACAGCGACACAATGTTTAGTGTGCTTCGCCAATCTAACTTTGATTTGGCTATGGGCGAGTTCTTGCTAGATCTGGCAGTTGGCACGGCTTGTATGTTGATCCAGCCCGGCGATGAGCTAAACCCAATCCGCTTTACCGCCGTGCCGCAATATCTGGTTGCTATTGAAGAGGGTGCGCACGGCAGGGTTGATAATGTTTACCGGCGTATGCGTATGAAGGGCGAAGCCATCAGCCAGCATTGGCAAGATGCCGAGATCCCAGAGCGTATGCAGCGCATGATTGACGAGAAGCCAACCGAAGAGATCGAGCTTATCGAGGCGACTTTGTATGAGCCTGAGATGGGCGAGTTCTGCTATCACGTCATTTGGCCGGAAGGCAAAGCTGAGTTATTGAAGCGTTACATGAAATCCAGCCCTTGGATCGTGGCGCGTTATATGAAAGTAGCCGGTGAGGTCTATGGTCGTGGGCCGTTGGTTACTGCAATCCCAGACATTAAAACGCTAAACAAGACGCTAGAGTTGCTGCTTAAAAATGCCAGCTTGTCTATTGCCGGTGTTTACACTGCCGCTGATGACGGCGTTCTAAACCCGCAGGCAATCCGCATTGCGCCGGGTGCTATTATCCCGGTGGCGCGTAACGGTGGCCCGCAGGGTGAGAGCTTGCGTCAGATGCCACGATCCGGCGACTTTAACGTGTCGCAGATTGTCATCAATGACCTGCGTATGAACGTCAAGAAGATCTTGCTCGATGACACATTGCCGCCTGACAACATGAGCGCAAGGTCTGCGACAGAGATTGCAGAACGCATGAAAGAACTGGCGCAGAACCTTGGCTCCGCTTTTGGTCGTTTGATTACCGAGACTATGGTGCCAATGATTGCGCGTAT